TTATTCGTTGAACTGTAAAAGCTCCAAAACGACAGTTAAACACTATCCAACGCATCTGATCCACCGACAGCATTCCAGACTCATAATCTTGTTGTATTTGTAAAACTATTTCAATCTTTTCAGGGGGGGTGTAGGTGTTTCTATAGCTTAACTGTAAAGGTTCATTATTATAGTAATATGGTTCTTCATTCATTTCTTAAAACCTTTAAATCTCTTATTACTATTGTTGTTATTATTATTGTTATTACTCTTATAATACTCCCCAAATTTTGGGTAGTCTGATTGCTTAAATTTTGACACCCTCTTTACTGAAATTTTGGGTAGTCTTAATACATACTTATTAGCAGAGGATAATCTGTGTATAATTAGATAACCATTATCAACAAGCTCTTTTTTGGCTTTTTGGAGTGTATTCACACTACAATTCAACTTATTACAAAGGTTGCTATTTCTTAAATTCCTATAATTATCAGATAAGCTCTTGATATAACAAAAGAGCAATTTTGCGTCATTTGACAATTTTGAGTCGTAAATCAATTGATTTGGGATCTGTGCAAATCCTCTCTTTATTTTATCCATATTCCTTCCTTGCTAGACCTCTTTTAAGCATACCCAAATTTTAATCAATCAGAACATTTAGCGAACATAAATTATTTTACACTCTAGGGTTTTTATACTTGCTAAATAATACAAAAGTTGTATAAATATTGTAAATGTTCGAATCAACAAAAGGAGAGAAGATGGACAATCAATTAAATAAGTTAGTAGATTGGTTAAATAACAACTACTGCAAAACTAACAGAGATTATAAGTATATGATTAAAGTTGGTAAAAAATATTTTAAAATTATTTCAAAAGATCAAATTGGCACTTCTGAAAGTGTTTATGCTTTTATTGATTTAGATGGAAATATTTTAAAACCTAACTCATATAAATCACCACATAAAACACCTAGAGGATCTATTTACAAAGAACAAGATTGGTCAAAGGTTTGTTATAAATATGGTGTAAAGTATATTAATGGTTTTGCAAACTTTTAGGAGGAATAATGAACAAAGAACAAATAAAAAAAATAAATATAGAAAATAGTTGGGAGGTTCAACTGCCTATATATTTAGATTTATATTCTAAATTAAATGCAGAAGGACAAAAAGAGATGAAAAGACAATTAACATTATTAGGTAAATTAATTGATGTTATACAAAAAGAAAAAAAGGAGGGATAATGAAAACTGATAAGATAACACCTAAATATATTGATAAAGTTAGAGATAAACTTAAATCAATTATTGATAAAGAAAATCTTGGTATCAATGTTTCTTTTGGTAGTGCAAAATATGACTCTGATACTTTTACAATAAAATTAAAGGTATCTTTACCTAATGCTAAATCTGAAGAAGAAAAAGCATTAGAACATGAAATAAAAGTAAGAAATGCAAATAAAAGTTGGATTAAACCATTAGACCCAACTAAAATTGCAGAAATAAATAATTCACAAGGTCATATTAAATATAGTCTTTGTGGGTATAGACCAAAAGCAAGAAAAAATCCTTTTATTGTTTTAAATCTTACAGATAATAAAAAATATATTATCTCTGAAGAAAAAGCAGAAAGGTTGTTTGGAGATCCTAATTGGAAATCTGATGTAAAAGTTAAACAATTTGAAAAGAGGGCATAATGAAAGCTAAAGACATAGACATATATAAAATATTTAGCAAAACCTTTAAAGGTCGTAAGATGTTTGGCTTTATGGGTTTTGGTGAATTGAGTCTTATGGATAAAGTTAATAAGCCAATAAGACAAACAGAGGTCGTTCAAGAAGATATAATTGAACTGCCAGAGGATCTAATAAATAAACTTAATAAGGAGGGATGATGAAATTATTAAATAGTGTTGATTGTTATGAATGTAAAGAAAATTTATGTGATGATGATAATTTATATAACGCAGATAATGAAAATTATCCTTTTAATTATTTAAATTATTCAGGTCATGTATATTATTTATGTAATAATTGTTATGAAAATTATCAAAAAAAGGAGAGATAATGAAAAAATTAAAAATTAAAATGGAATTTGATTGTTTGGCTAATAAGGAAGAAACAGAAAAACAATTAAATAACATAATCAACTATCAAATATATGAAAAAATTTGGAATGTTGATTTTAATAAAGGTGTAAAACTAACAATTAAAGAAAAGAGGGAAAATGAATAAATTTACTTATGTAAAACCAACTATTTGCATTGATGAAGTTAAATTTTGCAAAGAGGGTAAATTCTTTTATGTAAAATATAAAGATAGTGGTTTTTTTATAATGGCTAAATATAGCTTTGATGAGGTTTTATTTGGTTTAGAAAAACAAGGATTTGATATTATAAATTCAGATGGTTCTTTATATGATATTAAACTAGGTGCTTAATAAGGAGGAAAAATGGCAGAACTAAAGGAAGAACATTTTGAGGTTATTGATAAGAATAAGCAAAAAGTCTATCAAGAACAAAAGGAAATGAGAGAAGAGTCAATAGAGTATATTGGTTCTTGCTCAATATTTGACTTGCAAGAGGTATATAAATTAATAAAAAGGTTAAAGGATAGGAAATGAATAAATTAATCTAACAATTATCAATTAATAAATATCAAAAAAGATTTAATAATTTTATGATTAAATTAAATAAAGATATTAATAATGATCCCAATTTAACAAAGGAAACAAAAAAAATGAATGTTTTTTCAGGAATTTGTATAATGATGAGAAAAGATATTAATTCTTTTTTAAGGTTTGCAAGAAAATGAATAAATTAATCTCAAAATATAAAGTTTGGAGTCTATATTATAGATCCGAAATAGTTTGGTTCTTGGTGGGTCTAGCAATAGGAATAATTATATTTTAATGAAAGGAAAAAATATGAAAATTAAATTAAGAAATAAGTTTGGTGGTGGTGCAGTATTTGATTTTGATTGGAAAATTACAATTATTGACAAAACTAAAAGACCATACAGAAAAAAAACTTTAACAAGAACAGATATAATAGGAAATGATATGAAAAGTGCAGTTTCTACAATTGATGATTATATAGAATATCATCATTGTGTTGGAGGTGGTATTTATAGTGAAAGATAAATACAAACTCACAAAAAACGATCTGCATAATCTTAAAAGGTTAATGTTAATATATACTCTTGAAGGGTCTAAAGCCAAGAATGGAGTCTATTATAATAAATATAGAAATTGGAAAGGAAAGGGTCAATTATGCTTGAAACAATTATTGCAGTAGAAATAGCTTTATTAATATTTTATTTTGCAACAAACTAATGCTTAAAGTTTTAGATTTATTTAGTGGCATTGGTGGATTTTCATTAGGTTTAGAATCTACAGGATATTTTAAAACTATAGGTTTTGTAGAAAAAGATAAATTTTGTCAAAAAGTATTGAAAAAAAATTTTAAAGATATACCAATCATAGGAGATATAAGAGATGTCAAAGGATCAGAATTTAAAGCAGATGTCATTACTGGGGGTTTCCCATGCCAATCAATCAGTATTGCAGGAAAACAAAAAGGTAGAGATGACGATAGATACTTATTCCCAGAAATGCTTAAAGTCATTAAAGAGGTTAGACCAAGATGGATTATTGGTGAAAATGTGCAAAACCTTATTAATATCTCAAATGGAACAATCCTCAAAGAAATTATTAAAGGGTTGGAAGCCGAAAATTTCGAAGTCCAATGTTTTAGTATTTCAGCTAGTTCTCAAGGTGCTTGGCATAAAAGAGAAAGAATATGGATTGTTGCCAACTCCAACGACAGATTCAGTATCGGAAAGGACAAAAAAATACAAACAAGGAGGAACACCATTGACAATGGCAGTTCGTCAAATGTATCCAACTCCAAATGCTACAAACGACAAGACACCTCAACCAGACAGAGTAGAGCAGGTGAGCTCTGGAGGTTTCATTCTGCGAAAGAAAAACAAACCTCACATGATTTATGGAGCAAGACTTCAAGATGTGATGCACCACTTGGAAAACAAAAAAATGTTTCCAACACCAACAAATTCGGAACACAAGTACAGACTCAAAGGCAACACTCAAGCATCAAAATGTCTGGAAGCTCAGGCAAGAAAAATTGGTGGCAAATTGAATCCGAACTTTGTGGAGTTCCTGATGGGGTATCCTATGAATTGGACAAAAATAGAGCCAACAGAATTAAAGCACTTGGAAACTCAATCGTACCCCAAATCGCAAAAGAAATCGGACAAGCTATAATAGCAGCCGAAATGGAAAAATGAACATATATGGCGATTATAGAATTTGTTGTAAATGCCAAATGAAAGCAGATGTGGTTGAAAAAGGTAGAGATTATTGTGCAGAGTGTTGGTTCAAATATTTTTCTGGCGAAACATTGGAGCAATACGAAAAAAGAATAAAACAATTAGATGAATTAAGGAAAGATAAAAAATAACTTTAATGATATTAAAAGATTACATTAAAATAAATCCAAATTTTCCAATACTACAAAAAACTAAAATTTGTATTAGTTGTAAAAAAAGAAAATCTATTTTTTTATATGATTACAGAAACGATACTCAAAAATTAAAAAATCAATGTCATAGGTGCGTTGTAATTAATAAAATAAAATGGAAAAAAGACAATAGAGATAAAGTTTTAAAAGGAAGTAGAGAAAGATATAGAAAATTTAAAAAAGAAATTTGCTATAGAATGTCGCCAGAATATTACATTAAAAATAAAATGTTTGATGTATTAGAAAGAAAACTTGAAAGAGGTAGAAGGCATTATCAAAACAATAAATATTATTACGCAGTAAAAACTGCAAAACAAAGAGCATTAAAATTATTACAAATTTTTCCTAAAGGGGTGGAATGTAAAGAAATTTTAAAACTTTATAAAAAAAGAGATATTTTAAATGAAAAATATGGCAAAAATAAATATTCAGTTGACCATATTATCCCATTAAAAAATAAGTATGTTTGTGGATTACATAACATTAAAAATTTAAGAATAATATTAACTAAAGAAAATCTTAAAAAAGGTAATAAATTTATTCCTGGACATAATGAAGATTTTTATAATAAAAAGTTTTGGTAAAAATGAAAAATCTTAATATAGTTGGTTATAATACAAAAGGAGATAGAATAGAAAACGATTTTTACCCTACGCCTTCTGTTGCAACATTAAAATTATTAGAAAAAGAAAAGTTTGAAGGTGATATTTGGGAATGTGCTTGTGGTGATGGTGCAATATCAAAAATTTTAACAAGTCAAGGTCATTTTGTATTTAATTCTGATATTGTTGATAGAGGTTTCAATGATGAAACAATTGATTTTTTAAATACAAATAAAAAAGTGGAGAATATAATAACAAATCCACCTTTTAAATTATCTTTAGAATTTGCTTTACATGGTCTTCAAACAGTATCAAATAAATTAGTTTTATTTCAAAAATTAGTTTTTCTTGAGGGTATAAAAAGAAAAAGAGAATTATTTTCATTAAATAAATTAAAAAATATATATGTCATAAGCAATAGATTAAAATTTAAAGGATATAAAACTGGTGGTCTTATGTGTTTTGCTTGGTTTGTATTTGATGTTAATTACAATGGTAAACCTACAATAGATTGGATATGAAATATTTAATAATTTTTATATTAGTTTGTGGTTGTAGCTTAAAAGATTATGACCTTAACCCAACAACAACAGTATTTAATCAATTAATGAAAGGTATAAATGGCAAAAGTAAACCTAGATCCGAATGATGTAGAACTAGCTTATACAATAGCTCAAAAGAGATTTATTGGTAATTTAAGAATGAATAAGGGGTTTAGCTATGGATATGATAAGAACCTTAAAAATCAGCTCTACGATGGCTTTCTAGGAGCATTAGGAGAGGTTTCTTGGGCAAAATGGACTAACTCCTACCATAATGCGTCTTATACCGATAATTTACAAAGATATGAGGATTCTGACTTTCAAGACAATATAGAAATAAGAACACAAAATAAAAAATCTTATAATTTTTTACTAATTAGACCTGGTGAAAAAAAAGGTAAGTATATTCTAATAATTAAAAATGACGATAAGAATTTTAATTTTAATATTATAGGTTCATTTATTTATAATGATGATTTACCACCTGAAAAACTATCTAATTTTGGTTATGACCATAGACCTGCTGCTTATAAAATTGAACTTAATGAACTAACACCTATGGAGGACAATGAAAGACAAGATAAATTTTAAAATTTTTAAACCTTTTGGCTCATCAATGGCAAAAGCTGAACTACCTTTAGAATTATTAAAAGATTTTAAAGATGATTTAAAAAAAATAAGAAATAACAAAAAGAAACAAAAAGATCATGATTGGGGAGAAAGATTGGTCGGTCATGTAGCAGAAGAATATTTAATTACACCAGAGGTTATGCTTAAATGGAAAAGAGCTTTTTTTGATCCGATTATAGCTTCATATACAAATGCACATATAAAACATAAGATTTCTAGTATATTGATAAATAGTGCTTGGTTCGTTGTATCTAAACCTGGCGACTATAATCCTTGCCATAGACATACTGAATATGTGCATCCTAATTATCATTTAAGTTGCGTTGGTTATTTACAAATACCAGACTCAATGATTCCAACAGAAAATGCAAAACAACACAATGACTTTTCAGGTCAGACAGAATTTATAGAGGGTTCTGAAAATATGTTTGCCGATGTTAATTATAGGGTTATGCCAGAGGTTAGGCAATGGATCTTGTTTCCGAACAATTTATCCCATGTTGTGTACCCATTTAATAGTACCAATAAAGATGATGAAAGAATATCGTTTTCTTTTAATGCAACAATAAATTTTGACACAGATAATGCACCCACAAATTGAAATTATCTTGTATAGTATTTTGACAATTTTTGTATATTTTATATTGTATGGTTTCAATGCTTAAAAAAATAGGAAAAGAATGGACAAGAAAAGAGGAAGGTGGAATGTTTACTGCCGATCATTTATCACCAACTCAATTAAATAAAAATATAGACCAATGGTTTTTTGACTATTGCAAACTAACTGCTGCCGAAAGAAAAAAATTAAAACCTAATTTAAAAATGATATTTGGTGGACTAGCTGGTCAAGCTATGCAAGACATGATTACAGAAAATTTAACATTAGAACAAGTAATAAAAGGTAAGAAATGACAGATCAAATAATGATACAACTTGCAAAACTGCAAACAGAAAACAGAAATCTTAAACAAGATATAAAAAAAAGCACACAATTATTATTACAAAGAGATGATGAAAAAACAGAATTACAAAAAGAAGTAGATAAACGACAACAATTAATAGATTTTTTAAATAAACAACTAAACGATGAGAGGAAAGACAATGAAAAAAGCAGAAAAAGTGCCAGAAGAAAAAAGTAAAGGAGGTTTTAAAGAAAGAAGAAAGGAATGTTTAACAAGTGCAAACAAAATTCCAACTGTTGATATTAAAGGTAAAAAATATTCTACTGTTAATGAAAGACACAGACACCTTTTACAATATTTTCCTGAAGCTAGATTTAATGAAGAAATATTATTCCATGATAATGAAAGAGTTGTTGTTAAAACTGAATTATATATTTCTGATACTATTTATGCTGTAGGTCATGCAGAAGAACATAGAAATGCTAATTTTATAAATAAAACAAGTGCATTAGAAAATTGCTCCAGTAGTGCATTAGGTCGTTGTATAGCAGCATTTGGTTTATCAGGTTCTGAATATGCTAGTGCTGAAGAATTAGTTAATGCTTTGAACAATCAAGGTAATAACAAACAAGTTTCAATTAATGAACAAATAAAGAAGCAAACAACAGAAACAAAACTAACTGCTCTTTATAGTAATTGGAAAAAAGAAAATGATTCAATAGAAAAAATTTTTGAATCACAACAAAAAAGCATACAAACCAATGGAGGACAAAATGCAAAACAATGGTAGTGGTAAGCAGAAGG